CAGCCGCATCAGATGCAGGTAGATCTTACGCAGTTTCGTTACTGCTTATAGATGAGGCCGCGTTCATTGAAGGAATTGATAAAATTTATACAAGTATTAAACCAACAATTGCAACGGGTGGAGGAATTATTGCATTATCATCTCCTAACGGTGTTGGTAACTGGTTTCACAAAATGTATACGGAAGCTGAGATTGGAAAGAATGATTTTAGAGCAATTAAATTAAAATGGGATTTACATCCTGATAGAGATGAAAAGTGGGAAGAAACAGAACGTGCAAACATGTCTTCAAGAGAATTTGCCCAAGAGTATGACTGTGACTTCCTAGGTTCTGGTAACTCAGTTATTGAACCTGATTTATTATCTTTTTATGAAGAAACTTTTATTACAGAGCCTGTTGAGCGTCGCTTCATGGGTGGTGATTTTTGGATTTGGCAGTATCCTGATTATAGCAAGCAGTATTTGGTTTGTGCTGACGTTGCTCGCGGAGATGGTTCGGACTACTCAGCGTTTCACGTCATCGATGCGACAACGTGTGAACAAGTGGCAGAATATAAATCCCAAGTTGATACTCGTACTTTTGGGAACATGCTTGTGTCTGTTGCTACTGAGTATAATAATGCTCTACTTGTGGTTGAAAATGCTAATGTCGGTTGGGATGTCGTTAATACGATAATTGAAAAAGGATATCCTAAAATGTATTATTCACCTAGAGCATATGGTGACATGAGTATGGATAAGTGGTTAGATAAAATGGATTCAAACCAAACAGTTCCTGGATTTACCACATCAGTAAAGACAAGACCACTTGTTATCTCAAAAATGGAGTCGTATATTCGAGAAAGAGCATTTACATTTCACTCAAAGCGTCTATTAGAAGAGTTACGTGTGTTTATCTGGATGAATGGTAAAGCACAAGCTCAAAATGGATATAATGATGATTTGGTAATGTCATTAGGTATAGGATTGTTCACTAGAGATACAGCAATGAAATTCTACGAACAAGGGATGGATTTAAATAGAGCCATGGTATCATCTATCACCAAAACGGGACATAATAATGCTCCAATGTTACCTGGTGGTACTCAAAACCCATACATGATGGATAATGGGCGTGGGGGATTCGAAGATATAACATGGATATTAGGTTAATAAATATTTATTGGTATAATTAAAACAAAATAATGGCAGATCAACAACCAGGTTTGTTTACTAGGCTTACTCGTCTATTCTCAACAGATGTCATCATCAGAAATGTTGGTGGTAATCAATTAAAAGTAGTAGACGTAGACAATATACAAGCCTACGGCAACGTAAAAACAAACGCCTTAATAGATAGGTTTACAAAGTTACATCGCTATGGTGCAAATATGCCATATAACCCAACGATGAACTACCAAACACTTCGTATTCAGTTATACACTGATTATGAAGCAATGGATACAGAATCTATTATCTCTTCAGCATTAGATATCATCTCCGATGAATCTACTTTAAAAAATGAAGCAGGAGAAGTATTACAGATTAGAAGCGCTGATGAAAATATTCAACGCATTTTATATAATTTATTCTATGATATTTTAAACATTGAATTTAACTTATGGTTATGGGTTAGAAATATGTGTAAATATGGTGATTTTTATTTACATATGGAAGTAGCTGAAAAATTTGGTATTTACAATGTAACACCACTTTCAGTTTACGATATGGTCCGCGAAGAAGGTATGGATCCTGAAAACCCATCTTATGTATGCTTCCGAATCGATCCAATGGTGATCGCAGCTGGTGGTATTAGTTCACGTGTTAAAGATAGAGATGGTAAAATTAAATTTGAAAACTACGAAGTAGCGCATTTTAGGCTATTAACTGATGCTAACTATTTACCTTATGGTAGATCGTACATTGAGCCTGCTCGTAAAACTTACAAACAGTATGTGCTGATGAAGGATGCAATGTTATTGCACCGCATCACACGTGCCCCAGAAAAACGTGTATTCACTGTAAACGTTGGTAATATTCCTCCACATGAGGTAGATGGCTACATGCAGAAAATCATGCAGAAGATGAAGAAAACACCTTATGTTGATCAACAAACAGGTGAATATAATTTACGTTACAACATGATGAACATGATGGAGGATTATTATCTTCCAACTCGTGGCAACGATACAGCAACTAAGATTGATACTATTAAGGGTCTTGAATATAATGCTATTGAAGACGTTGCATTCTTACGTGATGAAATGTTAGCTGCCCTTAAGGTACCTAAAGCATTCTTCGGATTTGAAAAAGATTTACAAGGTAAAGCTACATTAGCTGCTGAAGATATTCGTTTCGCTCGCACAGTTGAACGTATCCAACGTATTGCTCTATCAGAACTATATAAAATGGCATTAGTACATTTATATGTTCAAGGATATGATGGTGAAGCTTTAACTAACTTTGAATTGCAATTAACAACTCCGTCTATTATTTACGAACAGGAGAAAATTGCATTATGGAAAGAAAAAGTTGACCTAGCTAAATCAATTCAAGATACTAACTTATTACCTTCAGATTGGATTTATCACCAAGTATTCCAGTTCAGCGAAGATCAGTTTGATGAATATCGTGACTTAATAATTGAAGATAAGAAACGCGTATTTAGATTAGCTCAAATCGAAAATGAAGGTAATGACCCAGCTAAAACTGGTAAGTCATATGGTACACCACATGATCTTGCTTCATTATATGGTAAAGGTAGAACAGGAATGGACATTGATGGTCCTGTACCTCCTGGATATGATGAAAAACAAGACGTAGGTCGTCCTAAAGAAAAAGCATCTATTAAAGGTACTCAACGTGACCCATTAGGTAAAGACCCATTAGGTAGTATTGAAAACGGTACATTATATACTGCAAATATACCTGATGAAGGTAGCGGTACACCAAAAGCTATGTTTGAATACCAAAGAAATAAGAAATTATTTGAAGGTTTACAAGGTAAGCGTAAGGAAATCGTAATGGGACCTGATCAAGAACCATCATTATTAGACGAAAAAAATATCAAGGGCATACAATAAATACATATTTATAGGTAGTGCATACTATTAATTATGAAAATTAAACACAGCAAATTTAAGAATACAGGAATATTGTTCGAGTTGCTCGTAAGACAAATCGCATCTGATACTGTATCAAATAAGGATTCTGCTGCTGTAGGATTAGTTAGAAAATATTTTAGCAAATCTGAATTAGCAAAAGAATACAAATTATATCAAGTATTAATCCAGCCTAAATCGTTGTCTGAAGCTAAAGCTGAAACGTTCATTAACTCAACGTTAGAGGCTTCTTTGCGTTTAAACAAAACTGCTTTACGTAAGGAAAAATATAATTTAATTAAGGACATTCGTGAATCGTATGATTTAGAAGAATTTTTTAAAGCAAAGATTAATAATTACAAGCAATACGCTGCTGCATTCAATTTAATTGAAGCTCACAATTCATTAGAATTCACTGAACCACAGCAAATCATTGATAATAAAATTACATTACTTGAACACATCACTCGTAAAGAGGTAAATAAAGAAGGTGTTAAAGATCGTGTAATGGAAGAATATGGTAGTATGGATAAAGGTACTCGTATCTTAGCTTACCGTATGTTATTAGAGAAATTCAATAGCAAGTATGCTACTTTATCTGATCGCCAAAAACTTACATTAAAAGAATTTATTAATAACATTTCTAACACAACTAAATTACGTGAGTTTGTTAATAAAAATTTTAGTGTTATAATTGAAGAAATTAACACATTGATCCCATCAATAACAGACAAAACAACTCAGATTAAATTAGCTGAGGTAGTTACATTATTACAACCATTAGATAAGACTCAAAACGTAAAAGATGAAAATATTATTTCGTTATTACAGTATTATCAATTAATTGAAGAAATTAAATCAGTAAAATAATGAATAGATTACAAGAACTAGCTGGTATCATTAATGAATCACAGCTAAACGAACTTGCACCAACTACACCAACAGCAGCTCCTAAACAAACATCTGATGTTGCTAGTTTAACAAAACTAATTCAATCTAATACTTCTTTAATGAATAAATTAAAGACAGTTAATAGTGGTCAAGAAGTAACAGAAACTATTGTTTTTATACTTGATAATATTAACCCTAAAGTAACAGGTGTTCAAAAACAAAAACTTAAAGATTTAATAGATCAGAGATTTAAATAATGGCTGAATTAGATACAAATATTGATCCTGCTAAAAAAGGAAGCTATGAATTTTCACAGCTTGAAACGTATGGTGATCTAAAAAAAGTTATTAATTCTATTACTCGTAAACAAAAATTAGGAGCAATAGGTGGAGTTGGAAAAGACCAATTACTTGGAGCAGGAGTAGATTTTTTAGGTAAGATAGTCCCTGGGGTAGCAGCTGCTAAAACAACATTTGATGTTGTAAAAGCCCTAATATCAAAACCAGATACTAAAAAAACAGGTACTTGGCTAGATAAATTGGATATAGATGACGAGATGAGTGCTATAGTAGATGATACTATTGAAAATGGATTCATGCAAATGATGTCTAAAACAATAGAATCAGAATCAGATACTAAACCATTAGAGTCTAATTTCAATATGAACGCTAAAATGGTAAACTACCTTAAAAAACAATATTCTGGTAGAACAGTAGCCGGAATACAAGAAAATAAGAAAATGGATTTAAAAGCATACATAAAAGAATTAGTACGTAAAGAACTAGAAGAAATGTCTGGAACTGGTGGTGGAGAGGCTTATGCTACTCCATTTGCCTTTGCTAAAAAAGGACAAGGTGTTAACGCCGCTACTAAAAATGCTGAAGAATCAGGTTGGAAATTAGCTAAAAAACCTACAACATCTAAAGTTGTAGATTATAAAAAAATATTTGAAGTGAAAACATTAAACGACATTATTGAGCAAGAATTACTTAACGAAGTAACATACGGTAAATTTAAAAAAGATGTAAAGCACAGAACTAAATCTGAGCAATTACACAAAGCAATCCGTGAAGTAAAGCGTAAATTAGCTGAAATTGATCGTATTGTTGAATATACGTCTCGTATGAAGCAAGAATTAAGTGAAGATGGTGGTATCAATTATTGGAAGGCAACCCAAAAGAACGTTGCTTCTATATCAGAAATGGTAAATCAATTAAACAATAAAATAAAAAATCTGAATCAATAATGGCAAAGTCAGTAGGTAATGCTAATAAAGTTTCTTTTGGTAAACGTAAAAACGGACAAGCTAAAAAATCATTTAATAAACACACTCCACGCCCTAAAGCGTATAGAGGACAAGGCAGATAAAATATGAAAAGTATACAAAACCAATACCGCGATTTAAAAGAAGGTAGAATGTCACAAGCTAATTTCATGAGAAATTTACGCATGACAATGCCTCAATATGTAACTAATGTAACATCATTTGGTGATGCAGTTAAAATACTTAAAAACAAAAGTATTATTGCTGAATCTTATGCGGGTAATGACCAATGGCTAGATGCATTCCAGGATGCATTAGGTTTTAAAACATATATGTCTCCAAGTTATCTTATAAGTCAATATGGTGATATGAAACCAGAAGATGCTGCTAGAAAGTTTATGGATGATTCTACAAAATCAGCAATGGCTAAAGATAAAGAAAAATTTGCAAAAGAAACAGGATTAAAAGATAAATTTGATGCTGCCTTAACTGAAGCTTTAAACAAAAATAGCCTTTTAGATGAAGTAACTTCAGAAATGGAAGATGGTAGTTCATATGCTGAAGCTATTGCTAAAGTAGCTGCTAAATACAACATGAATGAAGATAAATTAGCTACTATGGTTCCTGAAGAATCAGTTGGTGATAAAGCATATGCTGACAATTACACTGAGCCTGTAGATGATTCTGATGTTGATTGGGCTAATGAGAATGAAGATGGAGATGATGAATTTGATTCTATGATTAGTTCAATTGAAGATGAAAACGCTAGCGAAGAAGCTATAATGTCTCAATACGATTTAAATGAAGCTAAGAAAAAAGAAGCTAAAGCAGAATTACACCCAAACCAAATCCACCCACAAGAATTAAGAATGGGTATTAAAGTTGAATTAGAACATACAGATGTATTAGATAAAGCTAAAAAAATTGCTTTAGATCATTTAGCTGAAAATCCGTTCTATTACACAGCTTTAAAATTAGCTGGTGTTGAATCACCAAGTGCTCCTAAAGTTAAAGCTCCTAAAGAAGTTAAAGCAAAGAAAAAAAGCGATAAAATTGAATTAGTGGACTTAGTAAACGGCATGAAAAAAGTAAAAATGCCTAAAGCTGACGAAAAAAAAAAGTTAAAGGAAGCTAATTTTAATATAATTGGCGAACCAAATGAGGTTGCTAAACAAGTAATGCAGTTTGTAGATGGTAACGCTACATTAAAAGCTTTATCTGATGATATTCAAATTCAACAAACTAGTGACCCAAATGAAGCTCTTTTAAGATTTCAATATTGGGATGCATTACCTAGTGAAGCAATTGAAAAACTAAAACTCCAATTTGATGTACAACCAGATAGTGATTTTGATGAAGATACTGGTAACATTATATTTTATCGTTTAACTCCATTACGTAGAAATTACGGTAGTAAAGATTTAGGTGCTTCATTTGAAAAATTTAAATCACAACTTCAAGAAATTGTTCGTGAAGTATTAAGTGAAATGCAAAGTGATGACCAAGAAATAGATGATATGGCAATGGCTATGGATGAATATTTTGATGGACGCGATAATTTAACTGACATAACAGACGATACAAAATAATATGAAAAATCTATTAATAGACCATACACCGTTTCAGATAGCTAATATCCAAATTCTTGAAAACAAGCAATTAGGTGAAGGTAAATCTTTAATGACACTTAAGGGTAAGCTACAAGAAGCTGAACAAAAGAATGGTAACGGTCGTGTATACCCACGCGAAATTCTTGAAAGAGAAGTTAAAAAATATATAGACGGTCCTGTAAAGACACGTACAGCATTAGGTGAATTAGATCATCCTGAAGCAACTGTTGTTAACTTATCAAACACATCACACGTTATTACTGAAGTGTGGTGGGATGGTAACGACTTAATGGGTAAATTACAATTATTACCTACACCAAGTGGTAATATTGCTAAAGCATTAGTAATGTCAGGTATTCCATTAGGTATTTCATCTCGTGGTATGGGTTCAGTTAAGCAATTAGGTGAAACTGTAGAAGTACAAGACGATTTTGAATTATTATGTTGGGATTTAGTATCAGTACCAAGTACACCAATGGCTTATATGTCATTAGCTGAATCTAAACAACATAGATCAGTAAAAGATTATAGTAAAGTAAATGGTTTAATTACCGAAATTATTTGTAACGCAACAGGAGTTTGTCCTCTTTGCTAATATTTATTTATATGAAAACACCAATCAACGAAATTAAAAGAATGCAGCAATTAGCTGGTCTTAACGAAGGAGCTTTAATGGATACCTATGAATTTCAAGTAACAGGGACCATAAAAGTAGGCCCAGCATACGGTGCTTCTAATACTAAAGAAGCTGAAGATATAGTAAGAAAAGAATTAGAAAATATTTTAAATAATATAGAGATAACTCCTCTTTAACTAATATAATATTAAATAGATAAAAAACAATTCGCGGTTTTTAATATCTACATATATTTATGGGTAACCTAGAATGGGTTGCCCATCTTTTTGCAACCCGGGTATTATACAACCCCACATTAAGATTCCTAATAATCTTATTTCCGTAATCAAATTTAAGGAGAAACAACTAATGAGTAAAGAATTATTCAAAGAGGCTATCGCTGACGCTAAAGCAGTTCGCGAAGCAGCATTAGCAAACGCTAAGGCAGCCCTTGAAGAAGCTTTAGCTCCAAAACTTCAATCTATGTTAGCTGCAAAGTTACAAGAAATGGAATTGGACGAAGCTGAAGACAAGGAAGAAGTTGAAGAAGGATTCCATCCTGATGTTACAGGTGATTTTGGTCAAGATCGTGAAAGAGCAAAAGGATTTGCACTTGAAGAAGGCGACGAAGAAGAACTTGAAGAATCATTCGACTTATCTGAAATTTTAGCTGAATTAAGCGAAGGCGAAGATAAAGACGCTGACGAAATGAACGAAGCTGAAGAAGAAGAAGCTGAAGAAGAAGTTGAAGTTGAAGACGAAGAGTCTGAAGACGAAGAAATGGAAGCTGAAGGCGACAAAATCACAGACTTAACTGTAGATGAACTAAAAGACATTATCAAAGACATCATTTCTGCTGAAATGGAAGCTGACGAAACAATGGCAGCTGACGACATGGAAATGGGCGATGAAGAAGAAATGTCAATGGACATGGGCGGTGAAGAAGGTGGTGAAGAAATCGAAATCGCAGGCGACGAAGAAGTTGCTGATGAAGAAATCGATGAAATTGATTTAGAAGAATTATTAGCTGAATTAGACGGTTTAGACGAAGCAGACGACGACTCAGAAGAGATGTACGAAGCTAAGAAAAAAGACGCTAAGAAAGAAAAAGAAGAAAAAGAAGACATGAAAGAAGCTATTGATACAATCAATACTTTACGTAACGAGTTAAACGAAGTTAATTTGTTAAACGCTAAGTTACTTTATGTTAACAAGATCTTCAAAGCTAAAAACTTAACTGAATCACAAAAACTAAAAGTAATTGCTCAATTCGATAAAGCAACTACAACATCAGAAGCAAAATCTATTTTTGAATCAATGAACAATGCAATTGCAAAATCTGCAAAGAGCACAATCAAAGAATCATTAGGATTCGCTTCAAAAGCTGCTGGCGTAGCTCCACAAAAACAAATCGTTGAAGTAAACGAAACTGTTTCTAGATGGCAAATGTTAGCAGGTATTAAATAAACAAATATTTTTTAAAATTTAATTCATTTAAAAATGAACGTACAACAATTATTAGAATCTTCAAACCAATACAAGAGTGTAATGGAAGATTCAAAGAAATTGTCTAGTAAGTGGGAAAAATCAGGCCTTTTAGAAGGTATCAAATCTACTACTGACAAAAACACAATGGCTATGCTATTGGAAAACCAAGCTAAGCAATTAGTAACTGAAGCATCTCAAACTGGTACAGTTTC